CCCGTCGCGGGCGGGTCCTCGTGCTCGAATGGCGCGTAATTGACCGTGCCCGTCCAGATGCACTTGTCCGGGTGCGCGGTGTCGATGTGGACCGGCTCCACGGTCACGGGCTGGCGCTTGAGGCCGTAGAGGACCGCCGGAGCGGTCGCCTTCAGAGCCGAGAGCGCCGCCGATTCGTCGGACGTGCCGGTGATCTTGTAGAGCAGCTCGGCCGACTGGGCGTCGGTCAGTTGCCGCGAGTCCATTCTTTCCGCGCAGACGATGGCCATCTCAGTCCTCCTATGCGAATGTCAGCCCGCCGGTCTGGGCGGCCTGGACGAGTCGCTTTGTGTTCTTGGCGGTCTCCTCGGTTGCCGTGGCGGTGCGGTCGGCGGCGTTCCCGGCGGCCAGTCCCTGGATCGCGGCCGCGTTGAACGTGCCGCGCACGCCGACCTTCTCGGCCTCCGACTGCACGAGATCGCCGATGTCACCCAGACCGGCCAGGGCGTCGCGGGCCTTCTGGAGGATGTCGTCCGGGCCCTCCGCCCCGGTTTCGGCCTCCTTCTCGGCGCGTTTGCGCTTGGCCGCGTCGATGGCCTCGCGCCATTCCTGGCGGGCCTTGGCCAGATCGGCCTCGTTCTCCGCCATGCGCTCGGCGTACTCGGCGTCGAGCTGCGCGTGCTTGTCGAGGTTCTCCTGGCCGATCCCGGCCAGCGTCGCCTCATGCACCGCCGAGGCGCGGCGTCGTTCGGCTTCCCGCTGGGCCTCGCGTTCGGCTGTCTTGCGCTTCTGCTCGTCCTCGATCTTCGCGATGGCGGCCTGTTTCTGTTCCTCGACCATGCGGTTTTCGGATTCCAGGTCGACCGAGTCGTCGAACAGGCTCCTGATCCAATTCCAGGCCTTCTGCGCCCCGGCCTTGATGTTCTGCCAGGTCTTGGCGAAGAAGCCGGTGAAGTCGGCCCACAGCTTGGAGAAGAAGGCCGTGGTCTCGATCCAGCCAACCTCCAGCGCGTTCCATACCATCTCCACGGCGGCCAGCATGCCGTGCCAGGCGTCGTAGCCGATGCGGATGAAGAAGTTGCGGAAGTTGAGCCAGGCCTTCTCGAGGAAGTTGACGCCGCGCGTCCACTCCATCTTGATCATCAGCCACAGGATCTTCACCGCCAGTGCGATGTCGCCCGCCGCCAGCGCGTCGGCGATGCCGCCGAAGGATGCCAGCGCGTCATCCTTGAGGACCTTGAACCGCTCGCCCAGCCACGCCAGCGCCTTGGCTCCGGCCCCCGTCACGTAGAGAATCGCAGCGCCGAGCGCGACCACGGCTGCGATCACCAGGCCGACCGGCGAAACGAGGAACGCGATCACGGCCGCCAGAATCTTCAGCACGGCCATGACGGCGGTGACGATGGTCGCGAGCACTCCGAACGCCGTGCCCAGTCCGGAGATGATCGTACCCAGCACGGTCAGCCCAATGCCGACAGCCACGACCACCGCACCGACCTTAAGCGCGCTGACGATGAAGCCCCGGTTCTGCTTGATCCAGTCGCTCGCGACTTTCATGACGCGCATGATCTTGTTTGCGAGGTCCTGGAGCGTGGGAGCGAGCGCCGCGCCGATGTTGAACGCGCCCATGCGAATTACCTTCCAGAGCCGGTCGAGGGTGTCGCCAAAGACTTCGGCCGCCTGGGCGTCTTCGGTGCTCATGGTTAGGCCCAGTTGCCGGGCCTGTTCCTGCAAGACCTCGATGCCCCGGGCCCCGCTGGCGAACATCGGCAGGAGCTGCGTGCCCGACCGCCCGAAGATGGTCATGGCGAGCGCCGCCTTGCGCGTGGGGTCCTCGATCCGGCTGATCCGCTCGGCCAGCAGCTTGAACTGCTGTTCCGGGCTGAGTCCCTCCAGGTTGGCGACAGTCAGCCCGAGGTCCGCGAAGGCGTCGGTCGCCGTGCTGAGGCCGCGATCCGCGTCATAGATCGTCCGCTGCATCCGGCGGAAGCCGTTCTCCAGTTCGGACACCTCCACGCCGCTCTGCCCGGCGGCATACTGAAGTTCACTCAGGGCTTCAACGGTGAGGCCCGTGCGGCGGGCCATCTTGGCGACGCTGTCACCGAAGCCGCTGAAGAGCTTTGCCGAGGCCGCCAGCGGCGCGAGGATCGCCGAGCCGAAGGCCACGGTCTTGAGCCCCAGGTTCCGCACCGAGTTGCCGAACGCCTTGAGCTTCTTCTCGGCCTGGCGCAGTCCGCGCACGAGCTTGGTGTCGTCTGCGAAGAGCTCGACGAACGCCCGTCCGGCCCGGATTCCCTGCGCAGTTGCCATCGTTCCTCCTCACAGAAGCCCATTTCGGTCGACCAGGATCGCCAAGGCGACCACCGCCGCCACGATCACGAGCGCCACGATTCCGACTACGATCTTCACGGCAGGTCCTCCCCATCGACCGGCAGCGCGTACCAGCCCTCGGGCAGGTCCATGCGGCCTTCGACCACCTGACCGTCCGCCTCCTTGACCCAGACTTTCACGTCCGGGACCGTCTCGCGCAGGCGCACGGGCGTGCCGTGCGGCACATAGACCGTGCGCACGCAGCCGGTCAGGAGCATGAACGGCAGGAGAAACGGGATCAGGTGCTTCAAGAGCCTCATGGCTTCCCCCAGTGCTTGCGAACCCTGTCGCGCAGCCGGTCCCGCGTCCGCCGGTCGGGATCGGCGCTCCCCGCCGTGGGCCGCGATTGCCTTGCGAGCCACGGCAGGAGCGCCCGGAACAGGGCGGTCAGTATGGCGACCAGCCATTTCACCCCGCCGCCTCCGCAGGTGCGGGTGCGTCGAGATTGCCGGACGCCTCCAGCTCGGCGTGGACGATCTGGATGCCCTCGCGCAGCTCTTGCTTGGTCTGCGCGTCGGCGGGCTTGCCCCGGGCATCCTCGTAGACCTTGAGCACGTAGTTCAACGCCGCGTTCAGGCGGTTGAACGCCTTGTTCGGCGTGTCGTCGGGGATCTCCTTCTCGGCCCACTTCACGGCCGCGATGATCGTTCCCTCGAACGCCTGCCACGCGGGCTTGGCCGCATAGAGGCGATTGAGCAGCCAGAGCAGGCCGCCCGCCATCAGCGCGATCACGGCGGGGCTGTTCACCACATCCCACGCCACTTGCAGAAACGCAGTCCAGTTCATCTCTTCATCCTTTCCGGCCCGTGAAGGCCTCTTTCATCATTGCCAGCGATTCCTCGTCCACCTCGATCCGCTCCCGCCGGTCGTGGCGGGCGTATGGGTCGAAGTCCGACGGCTTGAACGGCCGCGACCGCTTCGGGTCGCGGTTGGCGTTGGCGATCAGCGCGCAGAGAAGCGACGTGTGCGCCCACCGCTCGCGCCCCAAGCCCTCGGCCATCCAGAGCAGTTGCCGCAGCGTCAGGGGACATGGGTCGACGCCGACGCTTCCGGCGATGCGCCAGATGTCTCCCCAGTGGTCATGGCCCCCCGGATCGTCGCGTCGATGTCGAGCGCGTCGATCCGCGTCTCCACCGCCGCTACCGCCGCCTCGATCAGGGCCATCTGCTTGGCGACCGCCTTGGCCCGGTCGTTGCGGCCGCGCGACCGGAAAAAAGCGATCAGCTCCTCGTAGAAGGCCTTCTGCGCCGCGAGCAGCGTCTGGCCGTCGAAGCTGGAGCGCACGTCCTCGTCGGTCACCTTGTTCGCCTCGAACTGCCCTTCGAGCATGGCGCAGAGCACCTCGCCCAGGAGCATCTCGTCGGTTCCGAGCCGCGTCAGCAGCGGCGGGTCGCCCGCCTCGGGCTGAAGCAGATCGATGTCGAGCTTCGCCTTGACCTTCATGGCCGTGCCGAGGGTCAGCGTGAGCGTCCAGGTCCGGCCAGCCGCGTCCGTGAATGTCTTCATGGCGATCAGGCTCCCCCGACCCAGCTACGGAACTCCGCCAGCTTGGCCGTGACGCTGACGGTGATGGCCTCCTCCAACGCCTCGTTGCGGCTGAAGGAGGTGATGGCGAAGTCACCGTCCGGTCCCTGGCCGCCCGCCTGGTCGAGAATCTTCAGTGCGACCAGCCCCGCCGTGAGGAAGGCGTTCTTGATCGCGGAAAACCCCGCGTCGGTCGGGTCCCAGACCATCTCGAACTCGGCGGTGCATTCGCGCAGCGTCGGCGCGGTCGCCCGCCAGCCCAGGTTGGCGCGGGTGGTGACATCGGCCTCGCCCGCCTCGAGGGTGAGCGTCACGTCCCGGACGTTGCCCATCTCGGTAGCGGCCGACCCGCCCGCCGCGCCGTAATACAGCTTGGCATTCATGCCCAACACAAATTCAGCCATGACTCGTTCTCCTCATTTCACGCTGTCCCGCCACATGGCGGGCAGCTTCGGTTGTTCCTTCTCGAAGGCCGGTCCCATGTAGGGCCGCGCCCGGTATGTCGCCCGTTCGCGTTTTCCCCGGCGCACGAGCGTCGTCTGCCCGCCGTACTCCAGCAGCGAGGGCGCTTCACCTTGCCCGCGCCGGTCGAGCCGCGTCGGCCCGATCACCACGCTGCGTTGCTCCGGGTCGTAGCCGAAGAAGATGAACTTCTTGAGCAACCCCGTGTGCGAACTCGGCGGTGATCCGGGGGGCGCGGCCTTTCTGCGCCGCCGGATGCTCCCCTTGGCCGTGCGCCGCACGAACGCGCCGAACTTCGACAGCACCTTGCGCGTCGCGGGGTCCACCCGCGAGGTCACCGCCTCGCGGTCGAAGAAGAGCTGCTTGATCTCGAAGCCGATCATCCGACGCTCCTGTAGGTGACCGTCAGCACGCTCGTGAAAGCCCGCTGGTCGGCCAGATGTTCCGGCGCATATACCGGATCGTTCCGCGACCGCACCCATACCGCGTGCGGCGTGGCGGCCAGCGGACGCCGTCGCAGGTAGGCCGCGATGGCGTCCATCAGGCTGCACAGCGCCGCCGTTTCGGTGTCCAGGTCCTTGCCCAGCTTCTTCTGCACGCCGATGTCGATCTGGCAGTCGAACTGGCCAACCGACCGCGTCGCGCCAGTGATCTCGACCGCCTTGGGCACCACCGTGACCTTCAACTCCGCCAGCTCGGCGAGATCGAACTCCGGCAACACCCGCCGCACGGCGGTGAAGACCGGGTCGAACGTCCCCGCCGGTGGGGCGTTGAGCTCGGCCACGACGGCATCCGCGATGTCGATCACCAGCGCCATAGGTCAGTCCAGTTGCGATACGACGGCTTCGAGTTCGGTCTTCACCTCGGCGGCCTGCGCGATCTGCCGGTCGATGTTCGCCTCGGCCTGCGCCAGCAGGTCCTTGGCGTTCAGCTTCGCCTTGGCGGCGGGGAGCTGCTTGGTCATGCGCTCGTTCAGGGCGGCGATCTGGTCGGTCACCTGCTGCTTGTTCAGCAGCGACCTGCCATTGACCACAAGGGCCTTCTTGCCGTCCACGTTCGCGATCTTGATCTCGGGCTTCATGGGCACTCATCCTTTCCTGGTTACACGGTTCTCAACGCATGCTGTGCGGAGTCGTAAACGTCCTCGAGTACGGTCCGCACAGCCGACAAATCATCCCGCACGCTCTCCAACAGGGGGCGGCCATTCATCCAGTCATAGAGGTAGTAATCGAGGTTGTAGCTGATGGTCTGCAGCCACGGCTGCCACAGGTTCTGGTCGTAGAGGTGGTAGTAGAATCCATTGTCGACGGCGTAGGTCAGCGTCTCTAACCACGGCTGCATGTTCCACTGGTTGTAGAGGTAGGTGTTCAGGTCGTAGTTCGTCATCTCCAACCAGGGCATGAGGCTCATTTGGCTGTAGAGATCGTTGTGGATCGTCTGGAACCAGGGTTGCCAGGTGTTCCAGTCGTACAGCCAGTACTCCAGGTCCATGCGGATCATCTCGAGCCAGGGCATCATGCTCCACTGGCTGAAGAGATCGTTGTGAATGGTCTGGAGCCAGGGCTGACTGAAATTCGGGTCGTACAGGTGGTACTGGTTGTCGTTGCGGATCAACTCCAACCACGGCATGAGGTACATCGGGCTGTAGAGGTCGTTGTGGATGGTTTGCATCCACGGCTGCCAGGTGTTCTGGTCATAGAGGTGGTAGTAGAACCCGTCGTTGATCGACCGATCCACCGTCTGGAGCCACGGCTCCCATCCCCACATCGAGTTGTAGAGGTAGTAGTCCAGGTCGTAGTGGAGCGTCTCCATCCACGGCATGAGGCTCATCTGGCTGAACAGGTCGTTGTGGATGGTCTGGAACCACGGTTGCCAGGCGTTCTGGTCGTAGAGGTGGTAGTAGAAGTTGTCGTTGATGGAGCGGTCGACGGTCTGGAGCCACGGTTCCCACCCCCACATCGAGTTGTAGAGGTAGTAATCGAGGTCGTAGCGGATCATCTCCATCCACGGCATCATCCCGAAGTCGAACAGCCCGAGGTTCAGGCGGTCCTGCACATCCGTGAACGTCATCCCGCCGGGGCCGGTCAGTCCCTGGACGATGCTGTCCACGTCCGTTTGGACGAGGTCAGCGTTCACCGTTGAAAAGATCGTTCCGCCGTAGGGCATTACCAGGTCCCTCCGACCACCGTCACCACGTCGCCGGGCGTTCCCTTGATGACGATTTCATTGAGGTTGACGCTCCAGAAGTCGTGCCACTCGCCCGGCACCCACGGTACGTCCGAGCCATCGTCGCCCCGGAAATAGACCGTGCCG